GGTGACAGCTTGGCAAACGAAGCCATGTGCATCCTCCTGGGAGCGCGATTGCGACCTGGAGGAGCGCGGGCATCGCCGGGTCAGGGCTGATGCGGCTCCCTCACGTCCGAAAACGTTCGGGTGAGTGCCCTGGCGCAGGGACCGGGCGGAACGGGGCGGTGCCGCCCCGAGAAAGACAAGTCGAGAGAGATTCTTCAATAAATACTTTTTTCTCTTCTAGTCTCTATCTTTCTGGGCAGCTCTTCCCCCTGGTCTACAGGGCACCCTCTGTCTATTTGTAGACAGGGGATGTGGCCTTGAAACAAGGACGGAAGTGAAGCAAGCCCTCCGGGCATCAGCAGCCCCCCTCACAAGACCTTGATCCATTGCGCCGGGCGTCCCTTGCTCTGCAGCATCACCGTATCGATCAGCCGGGCTTCGGCGAGGGTGCGCAGGACGCCGTCGCGCTGGCGGTGGTCCATGAACTGCGTGCGGCGCGTGAACTCGCTGCGTGACATCCCGGCCTGCCCGGCGTCGCGCAGGATCTGCATCGCGCGCTTGTGGTGTGACTCGACCTGGTTCTCCGACACCCGCGCCGAGGCCTCGCGGATCGTGAGTTCGGCGCAGTGCCGCGACAGCATGATCCCCCACTGGGCGTCGTGGTCCTCGATGATCGGGTCCACCGGGTCGCGCGACACCGCACGGATCAACGCCAGTTTGGTCGCGTTCTCCTCGATGCGCGCCAGGATTGACGAGAAGCCCGTGCCGCGTGAGGTGCGCAGCCTGCCCACCAGGTCCTGGTCCAGCGCCCTGAAGGCGTCGCGCGCGGCCGGCGTCATCGGCACCACCCGCGGATCGACCAACACCTCGTCGATCGCGCCGACGTCGGTCAGGTTGCCGTTGAGCTTGCCCCCGCCCTGGTGGATGAGGACGAGCTTGTCGATCAGATCGGGGGGCGGGTCGATCACCCCGAAGGCTTCGTTGCTGTCTGGAAAGTCGTCCTCACTTTCCATGATCAGGAATCGGGCCAGCGACCCGTCGGCCACGTTGGACGCCTGCAGCGCCTGCCAGAAGTGCAGCGGCGTGGTCGTGCCGTAGATGCAGGCGCAAGGCTGGTGGATCGCTCGGTGGGCGTTGTTGTTCTGCGTGCTCGCGTACTCGATGCCGAAGTAGGTGGTGCCCGCCGTCGTGTAGAGCTCGGTCATCAGATCCAGGATCTCGCACACGTAGCGCGGAGATCGCTTCCGGTCCGCCGCAGCTGACAGGAACATGCCGAACTCGTCGAGCTGGAACAGGATCGCCGGCTGGCGCTGGATCGCCGTCAGCAGACCGGACCCGGAGGCGATCTTGTTGCCCCCGAGGTACTGCAGCAGGTTGGCCTTGCGGAACAACTCGTTGATCACCACCCGGCTGTGGTTCTTCCCGGCGCCGCTCTCGGCGATGCCGACCACGTAGAGATTCGAGCGCGTATTGCTCTCGGTACGGTACTTGCGCCCCATGAGGGCCCCGACCGCGCACAGACTCGCGCCGAGCGCCAGTACGGGCTGCGGGCGCTTGGCCGTCACCGCCATCAAAGCCATCATGTCGGCGATAACGCCGCCAACCTGATCCCAGCCGGCCGGAAACGGCTTCGGTGCGGGAAGCGAGTCGCCAGCCGGCTCGGTGGTGATGGGGTCGGGAGACTGCAAGGCTTCCAGCAGTTCCCGAGCCGGATGATGGCCGTTCATCACGACCTCGCCGTTGAGCTGGAGGTCGGGCGCAGGCTGCCAGCCGTTATCGAGCGCCAGCTTGTAGAGCGTCCCGGCGCCGATACGTTGCGGGGCGAAGCTGCGCCAGCTCCTGGCCGTGGTCTTGGGGTCGTTCTTCTGCGACGTCGCCGACCAGTCCTCGAACAGCGGCCAGCCCTCGTCGCCGAGGGCACCCTTGATCGCCATCCCGATCCGAACCCAGCTGTCGTAGTCCAGATCAGCATTCACGATGTGCGTGAGCGCGTCCTCGACGGCCTCAAAGGTGCCGCGTTGCTCCGGCAGGTTCGCGCACTCGCTCGTAGCCCCGGGGCCTACGGTCAGGCTCTTTGGGCGCTGGGCCAGCGGGATCATCAGATACGCCTCTTTGGCGAACTCGCGGGCCTGCGCCTCCGTGATCGCCGGCAGTTCGTCCGGGGTCAGATCCGCCAGCGTGCTGACGGGCCAGTCATACGGCTGGCCGGTTTCCGGATGCACGCCATAGGCGATGAATTGCTGCCCGAGGCCCAGCACCTCGATCGGCGGGTACTTGAAGCCAGCGAAGGGCTGCACCGCCCGGTACACCAGCAGCCGCTTGGGCGCCCGGCCGATGCGCACCGCCGGGGTATCACCCAGCATGCGCTTGGCCAGCGCCTCGATCTCGTGAGCGATCGCTGCCGAGTGCACGACGTCGATGTCGATGCCGATAACGCGGCCTGCCGCGATGCCGATGCCGGCCTCGGGCCAGTCGCCCCAGATGTCGACCTCGTTCTCGGTCGTGTCGCGCTCGCAGTGCCGACTCCACTTCGGGTAGTCGTGCCACGAGCCGAGCCGGAACATCCCCGGTTTCTTCGTGTTGGGCTGAATCGGCAGGATCGGGAAACCCCGATCGACCAGCGTCGCGCCGAGTTGCGCCATGTAGTTTTGGCTTGTCATGGCGCTCCTCAGAACGGCGGATCGTCGGCGTAGGCCTCGCGCAGGAAATCCTGGAAGGACGTGACGATCACGTCGATCAAGGTCGACCACTCCTGCTCGGTCCATGTGGCAAGGTCGGTCTTGCCGGTGAGTTCGACATAGGCGCCGCCGCTGACGCTCGCGGCGACCAGGGCGGCGGCTTCGTGTTTGTTTGGATCGATCATTCCCTTCAACCTTGCTGCGATGTCTTGACAGCGCCGGGAGCACAACTTCACGGCCGGCGCGCTGATGCGAATAAGCTCCGGCGCGAACCCGTAGCCACGGGCATCACGCCGGCAGACGGCGCACATCACGAGAAGCGCGCTCCCACCACCTGGGTGTACTTGCCACTCGGGCGGACTGCGATCTCAGCCGGGCAGCGAAGCTGGGAGACGCAGGCGATGGCGTCGTCGACCTTCTTCGGCAGGGGCAGACCGGGCGCCCGGTTGGCCCACCACGTCGCCGCCTTCTGGCGCGGATAGCCCGAGTGCTCGATGCAGATCCATTCGCTGTGATGGGTCATGCCGCTCCAGTAGTCCACGCGCAGGGACGGCGGCTTGCCGGGCTTCTCGTGCCGGGCATAGCTGACACGGGTGACGGGCACCCACTGCGACTTGCCGGAACTCAGCACGTCGAGCTGGCTGGCGTGCCGGTCGATCTTGAGCTTCGGCGGCGGGAACACGTGCCCGCAGTCGGGGCACTCGCGCACCGACGCGTGGACGATGCTGGAGCAGTCCGGACAGGTCTTGGTCGGCGCGACGCCGTCGTCGCCGCGGCCGGGACGCTTGGGGTTCACTGCGTCGATCGGGCCATGGCGGGCGATGTTGCCGGCGAAGTCCAGGACGAGACAGTCGGTCTTGCCAGGTGCCAGCCGGCACCCCCGGCCAGCGATCTGCACGTAGAGGCCTGCTGACTTGGTCGGCCGCAGCATGGCGATGAGATCGACGCCAGGCGCATTGAACCCGGTGGTCAGCACGTTGGCGTTGGTGAGGCAGCGAATACGCCCGGCCTTGAAGTCGTCGATCAGCGCCTCGCGTTGGGCGCTGGGGGTGTCGCCCACGATCGTCTCGCAGGACACGCCGCGCGCACGGATCGCGTCACGCACGTGGTACGCGTGGTCCACGCCCGCACAAAAGACCAGCCAGCTGCGGCGCTCCTGGCCGAAGGCGACGATCTCGCCGACGGCGGCCTGCGTGATGGAGTCCTTGTCGACCGCTGCCTCCAGGTCCTTGGCGATGAACTCCCCGCCACGCGTGCCAACCTCGGACACGTCGATCTGCGTCGCCATACGCTTGGAAACCAGCGGCGACAGGTAACCATCATCGATCAGCTCGCGCACCGACACTTCGTAGGCGATGTCCGTGAAGATGGCGTCGTCCCCCTCATGAAGAAGGCCGGAGTCCAACCGATACGGCGTCGCGGTCAACCCGATCACCTTCATCAGCGGGTTGAGGCGCATCAGGTCGTCGAGGAAGCGCCGGTACATCGTGTTCGATGAGCGCGGGATCAGGTGGGCTTCGTCGATCAGCACCAGGTCGCACTGCTGCACGTCGTAGACACGCTTGTGGATCGACTGGATGCCGGCGAACAGGATGCGCGCCTTGATGTCACGCTGCTTCAGCCCCGCGGAGTAGATGCCTGCCGGCGCATCCGGCCACAGCCGCTTCAGCTCGTTGAAGTTCTGCTCGATCAACTCCCGGACGTGGGTGACGATCAGGATGCGCTGGTCCGGGTAGGCCTTGAGCACCCCTTCCACGAAGGTCGCCATGACCAGCGACTTGCCGCCGGCGGTCGGGATGACGACCAGCGGATTGCCGGTGTCGTCGTTGAAGTAGTTGTAGATGCCTTGGATGGCGGCGCTTTGGTACGGCCGCAGCGTGAGGGTCATGGTGAGGCTCCTTAAATCGTGGTGGCGTACTTGTTCATACCGGTGTCGCGCCAGCGATTCCCACTGGCGAACTCGTACTCGACCCAGTCATCACCGGCGTCGACTTGCCGCCCCGGCACCAGCGGCGGGAGAAACAGGTGCTGCTGACAGGCGGCCCGCTGGTCGGTTTCGCTCAGGCGCCGGTCGTGCCGCGCGCAATGCCAGCCTCCCTCGACTGGCGTCGAGTGCAGGCAGGTGCGGCAGTTGAT